CACAGCCGTTCGATCCGCCGGCCCGCAGTCTCCCCGGTGTGGCCGAACGCGGCGGCCACAGCGTCGGCCAAGGCCGGCGGGTCGGTGTAGACGGCCCAGTGCCCGGTCGTCATCGCCGTGTCGGTGGTGATGCTGACTGTGGCCTGCGCCGACTGCGCCTGCTCGAGAGTTTCCCCGGTGTCCGTGAAGGTCAGCGCAGACGCCCCGTCGATAAACACCTGGTAGTCGATGTCCGCGCCGTCCTGTGTCGCGGTCAGGCGCACGTGGTGCGGGTTGTCATCCCACAGGGAAGCGTCCACGGCCGCGATCGCCACCGTGGAGAATCCCACGGTCAGGTGAATTTCGGAGTCCTCGGCGTCAAACGTGATCCCGGTCGATTCCAGGTCCGCCCCGGCCGAGCCACCCCAGCGAATCCCAAACACCGTATTGCCTGCCGTGTCGGCGTACCCGCCCGAGCGCATGAAGTCAAACGTCCACGTGTCGACGAAGTCCGGCTGTGACACGGTCGCCTGCAGCGTCGATCCCGCATCCTTCGGTTCGATCTTCGCCACTCCGGGCAGCCACGACGCCAGTGCGCCCTGCCCCCACACGGACGGCGCGGGCCGGCCAACCAGCTTCACTGGGCCGCCACCGACCCCAGGCGCCGCGGGAGGCTGGACCGTCTGTGGGCCGTCCTCGAGCGGCCAATACGCTGACGGCGACGTTGTGAGCAGGTACCGCCGCGGCGCCGATGGCGCGGGGGCGTTCCCCTGCCCGAGTCGCCGCATGATGCCGGCGACCTCGAGCCCCGCGTAAACGTCTTTGCCGGGCTTATCCCAGCGGGTCGGCCAACTGGCGACCTCCCCCACGAGCCGCGTGTCCGCGCCCACTGACACCCGGGCGGGCGTGTTCCGCCCGATCTTCCCGTAGTGGTCGCCGGTCGGGTTGCGCGGCGTGTAGGTGCCGTCTCGGTTGTTCACGGTCACCGTGCAGCCGGCGGGCTCCACCTGGCCGCCTTCCGCGGTGCGCCCGCGGGTGATGGTGACAGGCGCCCGGGTGTAAACGTCGCCGGTGATATCCACCCACGCGCCGTCTATGAACAGCTCCACAATGACGTCGAGGGCCGCCATCAGGCGTCCCCGAGCACAAACTGGACGTCCCCGCCCTTCCCGCGGATCGCCTTACGTAGCACCTCCACCAGGAGCCGCGCCAGGTCATCCTGCCCGCGGAGCTCCACCACGAGCCGCCCGCCGCCGGCCTGGCCGCGCGACTTGACTTCCTCGCCGGCCTGCAGGATGGCCAGGGACTCCTGCCCGGGCGCGCCGGGGACGATGCCCCCGGAGTGCATCCGCGGGATGCGGAACGAACGCCCGCCGATGATGGGCACCCAGTCAGGGATACTGAATCCCTTGCCGCCTACGGTGCTATTCCACGCCGTGCGCACGGCGCCGAACGCACGGCGCCACACCCCGGAGATGAAGTCGCCCACGCCACGGACCACAGCCTTGACGCCGTTGACGGCCCCGGTAACGATCTTTCGGAAAGTCTCGCTCTTCTTGTACGCCAGCACAAACGCGGCGCCGATAGCGAACAGTGCTGTGATGACCAGCCCGATCGGGTTGGCCCGCATCGCCAGGTTCAGGCCCCGCTGCGCGACCGTCATAACGCCGGTGGCGACCGCGGACGTCCTTGTGGCGACACCGTGAGCGATCGTGGACGCCGTGGACCGGGCCGTGGCGACCGCGGAGTGGATCATGCCGGCGCCGAGCGCCTTTATCGACGGGACGACGAAGTTGTAAAGCCCCGAGCCCAGGTCCCCAAGACCCATCCCCAGCATGAGGGCGCCGTCGAACAGGTCGCCTTTCATCATCATTCCCACACCGCGGCCGGTGTCCTCTACGCCGGTGAGGGTGTCTCGGAAGCCCATGGCGCGGGTGTCCGCAACGTCGGCGGCCTCCCCGAAGCCGTCAAGGCCCCCGGTCCCGTCTCGTATATCCTTCGACGCCCGCCCGACGTCGGTGCCCATCTCCTTTGCGGAGGCGCCCACCTTGTCGAACGATCTTGTGAGCTGGTCGTGATCGCCAGCGAAAGTCAGCGTCACCTCTGGCTTGCGGCTCATCGGGTGACCTCCAATCCAGCTTGCCGCGCCACGTCCACGAGCGCATCCTCGAGCAACACCGGGAAGTGGTCCCGGTGAGCGTAGTACGCCGGGTAGATGTAGCGGCCCTGTTTCTTGAACGGGCGGACCACGGACCTACTACGGCCGACCTTGCCGCCGTAGTCCAACCACCCGTAGTAGGGCACCCGCTTGCCGCCACCCGCGACACGAACGGCGGTGCGGGTGCTCTTGGCCCTCACGGACCCGCGGGCCCGACCGGACTGTGACGCCACCCGCGGGCGGGCGTCGTCGACCACGACGCCGGCCACGCCGTTCAGTCCGAGCCGTAGCACCTTCGGCATGTCGTCGTCTAGCCGCTTGAGCCCCTGTGAGAACTCGCGAAGCCCCTCGACGTGGATCGGTTCCTCAGGCATCGCGGGCCGGCCTTTCCACAACCACCACAGGCGCCACAGCGGGCGGCCCGTGGGCGATGCGTAGGTGGTCCTCGAAACGGCGCCCCAGCACGTCCACGGCCCGCTCAGTGCGGGCCACCGCGTCGTGCATGGACGCCCCGCCGTTCACGGTCACCTCAGATTCGACGCGCCCCAGCGGCTCGGACACCTGGCGGCGTAGCCACCGCTTGAACCATAGGAGGGCGCCGCCCAGCGCCGCGGAGATGATGGTGAGCTGCGCAGCGGTGGCGACGACCTGCTCTATCTGCGTCACTGCCCGCCGCCGCCTTCCCGTTGTAGCCGTGCCAGCTCTGCCCGTTGCGCCTTCCGCGCGAAGTACACGCCCCACCGCGTGTATTCGTCAGACGCCATCTCCCGGCGCATCCGGGCCACTGTCATCCCCAGCTCCGTGGCCAGGTACATCTCGAATTCTAGGCTCGGGTCCGCGTCCATCGCTTCGTAGTTCGCTTTTGTCGGCGCCCTCGTCGAGCCCGGACAGTGCGCGGATTTTGTCGACCACGGGCTCTATCTCCCCGGCCGGTGACACCTTCTGCCACAGCGCGGCCTGGCCCTCGGTCATCGGCGGGTCGACCATGGCAATCCGTAGGATCTTCCGCTCGTGCGCCTGTGTGTCTTTGGCCTTTTGCGTTTCGAAGACCTCTTCGCGGGACATTCCACGGACGCGCACGGTGCCCATGCTGGGCACTTCGACGTCATCCTCTGGCAGCCCAGTCGCGGTGTCAGCGCGCGGCGCCAGGAGTTTTTCCAGGTCGACGCTCATGCGGACTGCGCCGTGGAGTCGACGTCGCCGCTCATGGTCAGCTCTACGGACCACATGATGTAGTCGGCGACGGGGTGGGTCTGGACGTAGCTCTTCACCAGGACGTCGACCTCATCCTGCGGCAGGCCGGACCCGGTGCCCTCGGGTTGGTGGATGAGCACGACGACAGTTCCGCGCAACGGCAGAAGCACGGCCCGTGGCCCGGTGCCGGCGGTTGAGTCGTACTTGCCTGAGATGGTGACTGTGCCGGACGTGAGCCCGCCCAGGACCACATGCCCGTCGTTGCCGTACGTGGTGACGTCGTGTTCGTCGGCTTCGAATTTCAGCTCCGAATTGTCGCAGTACTGCGACAGGTCGTCCCCGTCCAGAGAGACGAAGGTGACCTTTCCATGTACCTTGCTCATGTCTTTACGCTCCGTCTCCGATGATGTCGAGGTCGAATATCGCCGCCAGGTAGTCGGCGCTTCCGATGGTGACGATATCCAGTTCCGCGCGGTCCACACGCACCGTGTCAAACGCGGTGTAGCTGCCGGCCTCCACCACAGCCTTTATGGAGCTGGCGCCGCTGCCGGCACAGTAGGCGGCCACCAGCTTGCGCGTGCTGCGGTCGTGGACCTTTCCCACGGCCACAATCACGGGCAGTGTGAGGGTGTCTGCCCCGCGGTCGTAGGTGGCGTCAAACTGTATCTCTTCGGGGTACGCCACAATGGCCGCCGGTGGTGTGATGCTATCCGGCGGGTACGGGAAGCATCGGAGGCCGGCGATCGTGTCGAGCTGGGTCGACACCTCGTCCATGACGTTGCCCACGTCCACCTAAACCGCCCCCCACCATCGGATCAGCTTCGCCCTCGCTAGGGCCAGCTCCACGTCAGGGTCGAGCTTCGCCAGCAGGCGCATTTCCGACCCCTGCTCCGGGGACCCGGCCACACCGTAGGGTGAGAAACGGCGGGCGTGGAAGCGGGACGCCTGCAGCAGTGTCGCCTGCTCGACGGGCACGGGTACGGCGTCCCAACCCCACACGCCGTCTATGGTGACGCCGTGCCTTTCCGTCGTGGGCTTCGCGGTGCTATCCGTGCCCACACGAAGCCCCGTGAACGGGCGGCCCTGCTGCGCGGCGTTCACCGGCTCAAGGGTGTAGTCGTCCACCTCGCCGGCCTCCACTGTCACAGTGAGGCCGGTAATGTCCTGCAGGTCGTCAAACGTGATGACCCACACCCCGGCGCGCCGGTCCCAGTACGCCGTATAGGACCGCTCCTCGGCTGCGGCGACCTGCCCAAACTGTCGGTGGCAGAATCCGTCCACAGCGCGTGACGCCGTGGTGATGGCGAGCGCCAGCTCCGCGTCGTCCGCGGTGTCTGTGATCCTCAGAAAGGATTTCAGCTCCGCGGCCGTCGCGTAGTCCGGCGCCCACACCATCTCAGGTCACTCCCCGGCAGGTGCAGCAGGGGTCGGCTTGACGGCCGTGCCGGCGTTGTGGGCGGCCTTGGCCCGGGCCTGGCGCTTGCGGGCCGGCGCGGTCCTGGCCAGCGCCCGGACCTTCACCTTGCGGTAGGCGGCCAGCGCCTCCGTGTTGCCCTTGAGTAGTGCCATCGTTCCTCCTCAGGTGTCGAATGATCTTGGGTTGGGTCAGGGTCAGGTGGTGATGTTCTCGAGGGTGGCGTACGCCGAGCGGTTCTGAATGTTGCCGTCCGCCCGCTCCCACGCCACGTATTCGATCTGGCCGTTGTTCGCGCGCGACCACGGGTTCACCACGAGGGTGAACGGCGCGACGCGGCGAATCACGTACGCCTCCCGCAGGTCGCCCAGCGCGGCGAAGCCGCCGGCCACGCCGTCCGCGGTGATCGCGTTGCAGCCTTGGTCGATGACGACCGGGTATCCCAGGAGCTCCCGGGTGGGCGCCTGGCCCAGGCCGGACTGCGCCTGTGGCAGGACCAGCGGGCGGCCGTTGTCATCCTCCAGCCGCTTCACGGCCATCCACGTCCCCTTCGACATGATCCACTTGGCATTCTGCTCGTACTCCGGGTCCAGCGCCTCTTCGACCTCGGTCAGCTCGAGGTAGGCGATGGTGGCCTCCGCGTCCAGCACGACGTCGGCCGTGAGGCCGTCGTGGAGCAGGCCGAACGGGAGCGTGGTCCCGTTGCCGTTCACCCAGTCGACGGCTTGCTTGCGCTGGATGCGCGTCCCCAGCGCCCGGGCGACGAGGCCCT